TAGCAGAGGCATGCGTAGTCATAAAAAATCCCCTGGCCGTAGATATTTTGATCTTAAAAACCAAAAGAAAACATTAGACAAATAAATTTTGTAATTGTATAATAAACTTTTCAAAAGGAGATTATTATGGCGATAGCTAACTTTAGTTCTGATGATCAAGCAAAGATCAAACAGATTATACAACAAGGCACAAATGTAAAACAGGAAGTGCAGGATTTGAATGAAGGCTTGCGTGACACAGTTAAATCAGTTGCACTAGAACTTAACATAAAACCAGCGGTATTAATGAAAGCAATCAATGTAAGATTCAAAGACAGTGCGGCCGCTGAACGTGAAGATTTTGAGGACTTAGAAGTATTACTAGACATAGCAAGATGAAGTTAGACACTTTTCTCAAATGGACTGCTACCGCAGTGTTAATTGTAGGCACAGGTATAAATGCTTTTGGCATCTACCCCCTAGGGGCTATCATATTAGCATTAGGAGGTCTCATATGGCTTGCAGTTTCCTGCATGTGGCGTGAACCATCCTTAATTGTTACTAATGGTGTTTTATTCCTTGTAGGCACAGGAGGGATTGTGTTAAACTATATGGTATGAAGGTAATTTTTTCAGGTTCCAGTAATTCTTGTTCATACAATAACAAAAATGAATATTTGTGGAACACATGGAAACATATTGTAATTAAAAATTATCAATTAGAAAACTACACAGATCTAGCTTACTATGGACAAGGAAATGAAGCTATATGCACTCGTGCATTGTTAGAAATGCACAAAGAGGTCAATTGCATTTTATTCTTACAAGTTACTCCTGTGGACAAATGGGATTGGTTATTACCAAATAATATGATCGAAAAACTTAAAAATGAAAAACACAAACCTGTTGACATAATGCAAGAAGACAAATATCAATATTGGAGCACTGGGAATCACTTTCCTGAAACAAAAAAATATTATCAAGACAACTACGCAACTTTAGATAGTTTTGTGTTAAACACAATAAAACATTTAAGTTTAGTGGTATCGTATTGTAAAACCAAAGGCATTCCATTTTTAATTGTGCCTGATAGTCCTATATTTTCAATGACAGAAAAAGAACTGCTTGAATCGGAAAACAGGGTACCGCATTTTGCTCCAGATAGATTAATTACAGATCTTACAAGAACATTCTATGATCAAATAAAAGAATACGTAGAGCCAAAAGGCATTATAGGCCATGATAATCCAAGTTCACCTAGTTTATGGCACAAAAAATTTAAACACGTTGGCCCTAAGAACCACTATGATTATTTCATTGAATACATCAAACCATTTGCTGATCAATACTTTGCTTTCGAAGATAAGGTAGCAGATGAAATTGAGATTGAACAACAAGCATACATTAAAACAAAAAGCGATGATTAAAAAATTAGTTAAAAAAATAAAATTGTATTTTGCATATCGGAAAAAAGTTAAGGAACTTAGAAAAAAAGATCCATATGTATACAAATAAAATTGTTAAACAAGTAAGGCAAGATATTACCAACTGGACAATTAATTTTGTTGAACAGTCTAATAAATTTTATGGTGGAAAATTTCCGGTGTGTCCATATGCAAAACAAGCGAGACTCAAAGGAGAAACTACATACTCAATCTATCAAAAAGGTGATTATAGAAAGTTTGTTGCTCGTTCAATTACAAAACTAATCAATAATAAAAAATTCAAACAAATGTTAATTATTATGCCTCCAAATGCTAAATGGTTTATAGGAAACACGTTTGTAGACAATGCAAATAAAATTATTATAAAACACAATCTGTTTGCCCTTAAAGGACGTGCTAATGGAACCAGGAGCAAGTATCCAGGATGGACAAACAAAGGTGAATACTTTATTATTGGATTGAATACTCTTGATAAAGTGTTACCTGCCGTAGAAGTTTTAAAGAAAAAAGGTTATTATAAAAATTGGAGTAAGAAGCACTATGATTATATTGTTGTTAAAAGACAAAAAATGTTTGAACAGTATGGTAAAGATAATGTAAAAAATTTTTATGACAAGCATAGTTTTCCAGGCAAATATACACAAACTGATATAAAAAAATACTACAAAGGCAATAGGTATATTAATTTCATACAAAAATATTGTATTGACAACACAAATGTTCTAGATGCTGGATGTGGCACAGGATTTATTACAAATTATCTTGCATACAATAATAAAAATATTAAGTTTACAGGAATAGATTTCAGTAATGCATTATTCCATGCCAAAACTATCCGTGATAAATTGAAGTTAAAAAATACAGTTTACAACCAAAAAGATCTACTATCTTTTAAATCCAACGTAAAGTATGACACAATAATCTGCCAAGGAGTATTACATCATATTCCTGCATATACGAAAGCAATAAAAAACTTAAAAGGAATGTGTAAAGCAAATGGCACTTTGATTATCGGCGTGTATCATCCCTGGGGTAAGTTTTTACAAAAAGTTCTACCAAACAATTATGATAGTAAGATCCTGAAAACAGATCAATTCAAAAATCCTTTTGAGATATCATTTACGAAAAGTAAAATTTGTGAATTATTTTCTGATTATCAATTGATTAAAACTTATCCTTCAAGTATAATGAATTATAAGAATGGCGGTTTGACCATGTATGTATTTAGGAAAATTAGATGAGTTACGTTGATGCATTATTTGACAGAGACGCAGACAAAATATCAGTTGTAGAACGTATTGATGGTGTGCGGCACTTCAAAGAGTATCCAGCACGTTGGGTAGCATATTATGACGATCCAAAAGGCAAATACAAAAGCATATATGGTAACCCTGTTAGTAGAATAGCAACGAAACAAGGCAAAGAGTTCAAACGTGAACTTGCATATCACAAAGGGAAAAAATTGTATGAGTCTGACATCAATCCAATATTTCGCTGTCTAGAAGAAAACTATCTTGGCAAAGAAACTCCAAAGTTACAGTGTGCATTTTTTGATATTGAAGTTGACTTCGATCCTGCCAAAGGCTATGCCAAGCCAGCAGATGCATGGTCGCCTATTATATCTGTAACTGTATATTTGGATTGGCTAGATCAATTGATAACACTTGCAGTACCACCAAAGAATTATCCTAATCCGGAAATTGTTGAACAAAAGTTTGAAAACACAATGCTGTGTCCAGATGAAGCAGATATGTTAGACAAATTTATAACACTGATAGAAGATGCTGATGTGCTGTCAGGATGGAACTCGGAAGGTTTTGATATTCCTTATACTGTGCATAGAATATCAAAAGTGATGTCCAAAGACGATACAAGGAGATTATGTTTGTGGAATACATTTCCACGCAAAAGAACTTTTGAACGTTTTGGCAACGAAGAAATTACATATGACATAATTGGCAGAGTGCATCTGGATTACATGCAACTTTATAGAAAATACACATATGAAGAACGCCATTCGTATGCGTTAGATTTTATTTCTAAACATGAACTTGGAGAGCAGAAGACTCCATATGAAGGAACATTGGATCAACTGTACAACGAAGACTTTGAAAAATTTATAGAATACAATAGACAAGACACAGCACTGTTAGGCAGGCTGGATGCAAAACTTAAATTTATTGACTTATCAAATGAACTGGCACATCAAAACACTGTGCTAATACAAACAACAATGGGTGCAGTGGCAGTAACAGAACAAGGGATAATCAATGAAGCACACAGACGTGGCATGGTTGTTCCGGATAGAGTTAAACGAGAACCTGGTTCAGATCCAGCGGCAGGAGCATACGTGGCATATCCAAGAAAAGGTTTGCATGATTGGATTGGATCAATTGACATCAATTCGCTATATCCTAGTGTGATACGTGCATTGAACATGGGCAATGAGAACATTGTTGGCCAACTTAGACAAGATATCACAGAACACATGCTGGATGAAAGAATGAACATTGAAAAAAAATCTTTTGCAAGTGCATGGGAAGGAGAATTTGGCACACAAGAATATCAAGCTGTCATGCGAAAGGACAGAGCACAAAGCATAACAATTGATTGGGAGACCGGAGAGTCTAACATATTAAGTGCCGCAGAAGTGTATGACTTAATCTTTGATCAAGGACATCCATGGTTTTTAAGTGCAAATGGCACAATCTTCTCACATGAATTTGCAGGAGTTATTCCAGGACTGCTGGAACGTTGGTACGCAGAAAGAAAAGAAATGCAAGGCAAACTCCAACAGGCTATTGATGCAGGAAACAAAGTAGAACAAGAGTTTTGGGACAAAAGACAACTTGTTAAAAAAATTAATCTCAATTCTTTGTATGGTGCATTGTTGAATCCAGGTTGTAGATTTTTTGACATAAGGATAGGACAGTCAACAACACTGACTGGCCGTTGTATAACAAAACACATGGCGGCAAAAACAAATGAAATAATTTGTGGAGAATATGACTATCGCGGCAAGTCCGTGATATATGGTGACACAGACTCTGTGTACTTTTCTGCATATGAACCATTGAAAGAAGAAATAAAAGCAGGAAAAATACCATGGTCAGAAGAATCTGTCACACAACTGTATGATTCCGTAGCAGAAGAAGTGAATAAGTCATTTACAAAGTATATGCAAGATGCATTCAATTGTCCTAGCACGTATGGCAAATTGATACGTGCTGGACGTGAAGTAGTTGGATCTAAAGGATTATTCATCACAAAGAAAAGATATGCAATAAAGATATATGACTTGGAAGGCAACAAAGTGGATAAAATTAAGGCAATGGGATTAGATCTAAAACGTTCTGATACACCAGGCTATATACAAGAATTTTTATCCACAGTGTTAGACAAAGTGTTGGTAGGAGCAATTGAACAAGATGTTATGGATTTCATTGCTG